CCACTATTCTCTTTGTTAACTACCTTTACATTTTCGTACTTTTTAGAGCCTATAAAATAAGGCTTGGTGTTGTCTATCGGTTCAAAGGTAAAGTCTTTGTTTAAGTACTCGTAATTGATTTTATTAGAGTAGTTTTCTGTTGTTTCTACTCTCGAAGTATCAGTTAAAGAAGTATTCTCTTTTATTTCTGTCTTAACCTCTTCTTTTTGTTCTTGTTTTGCCTTGTCAACTTTTCGAGAACCGCAACCGCATAGAATAAATACAATTGCTATTAGTGTTATTTTATTTTTCATTTTTTATCGTTTAAAAACTCTCTTGTTAAGTCGGTGTAGATTACATCCATTTGATTAATTAATTCGTTTGGAACTAAGTACGGCTTTAAAGTTGCAGGCACTTTAAATTTCTCTGGTCTACCTTGCTTTTTTACTAATTTTCTTTTTTTCATTTTTACTTGTTTTAAAAAGGTGTGTATTCTTTTTTTTGTTTAGGTATTAAATTTTTGTACTCTTTTTTAATTTTTTCGCTAATCGCTTCACGTATAAAGTTCCCGACATCAACATTATAAGCCTTCATTTTTTGCAATGTTTTTAACTGCATTTCTGAAATCCTAATTACCTTTGTTTTCGTGTATTCTTTCATAATTGTAATACATTTTATACGCTTAGCGATTAGTTAGGGAACAGCTTATGGCAACTTTGTGGTGAAAATTACTCTTGCTGTATTTCATACTTTGATAAATCCATTTCACTCCTAAACATAAAGTCTGAAATATGAACCCAAGTATGTGTATGATAATCATTCTTTTTAGGCTCTAACCATATTTTTTCCATCCCAAATTGAGGTTTAATTATAAACAATAAATGTTTTTTCTTCTTTTTTGGATGCTGCACAACTTTTAACAAATGATGATAATTACCATTTGTAATTTTAAATTCCCCTTCTGGCAGTTTTAGTAAATCTAAATTTGTCATAATCTTGGTGTTATAAAGCCGTTTCCCTAACAACAGCTACATTTCAGCTTTGCAGTTGGCTTTTGGATTTATCGTTTTCTTATTTGTTTTTATTTTTCTTGATTCAAGGCAATCGGCATGTTTTCGTCAGCCGAAATTGTAGCTGCGGCCGTTAGCATTAATACTACGTCCATTGGTTAGCCATAGCCTTTGCAATTCCTAAAAACGTCTTACTTCTTTTTGTGCTACCATTTGCAAAACTCTTTCCTTTGTAGTTTGCCTTTTCAAGTCTACCACCACCACCATTAATAAAAGGTTGGTATTCTGTTAAGATGTTTGTAGGTTCTAATTTCGGTAATCCTTTTAACCATAAATAAGTTCTTTTACTAAATGGGTCGCCATATTCATAAGGTTGTATTACTTGCGTTTTTTCTGGTAATCCTATTACTTTCATTGGCATAGGGTTTTCTATTGCTATTTTTGGGCAATCTGCATTATAAAACAACATAAAAAACTCTTTTGCCTTCATCGCTTTTTCAAATCTTACAGGGTCTATATTCCCTTTAGTTGGGTACATTCTAACCGCGCCGCCATTTGTCATATAAGTACAAGGCGGAAAAGCAATTATCATATCCCATTTTTGCTTCAATAACTCAGCTGCATCTTGTTGTAAATGCCATTCAGGGTAACCACCACTACAAGGCTCTAAATCGCAACTGTACGCTTCGTGTCCTAAATCTCTTAATTCTTTTGTTACTGCTTGGCTTTCCTCGCAGGCTAATAATATTCTCATTCTATTTAGTTTTTTCGTTAATAATCCGTACTAATGCTAACAATATGTAACAGGCATTAAAACGACCTGTTACACTTAGCGTTAATTTTTTCATTTTGTTATTTTTTAGTTATTATTACATTACAAATATAATTAAATATTTTTAATTAACAACTATAAAGCATAAAAAAAGACGTTATTTATTTAACGCCTTGATTTTGTTACTTGTTTAAGTACATTTCTACTTCTCTTTTTCTTCTCCTTACAAGTCCGTTTAGAACTTTACCGCCCCCAGTAATTGCTAAAGTAGTCCAGTACTTGTAAAGTTCATCGCCTTTCATATAATTATTGACATTTTTGAATATATTATAATACTTAATTTGTCCTTTACTATTTCTATAAGTCGCTCCAGCATTATAAACAAATGAAACTAAAGCGTCAAATTCATTTTGTGTTAAGTCATCACGCGTCAAACTATCTACTAAAGGCGCAAAAACGCTATTTATATGACCTATCTTCAATCTAAGTGCATCTTTTTCGCTAATTGGTTTATCGTTTAAAGTAACGTGTTTTTTTGTGTCAAAATAAAACGTTGTACCATATCCAATAGTAGGAACTTTTGACGGGCATAGATAAGGCTTACTTTCAAAACTTTCAAACTCATTCAAAAAGTCAAGTAATTTTTGTGATACTGTTGTTATTTTACTCATTCAATTTTCTTTTTTGTATTGTTCAAACTCCTTTTTTAACCTTGTATATTTTTGTTCCCATTCTTTTAGTTCTCTTCTTAAGTCTGTATTTTCTGTTCTTAATTGAGTAACTTCTTGCCTTAAAACTAATTGCTCTTCCCTATATTGTTTTAAATCTTCTTTTATTTCTTGGTATCTTTCTCTAAAGTCTTGCACAAAAGAGTCATAAGTACCTTGCATTACGGTTAAAGCATCCGTTTCACTTTTTTTCTCTTCTAATATTCTTGTTTTTTTTCCTCCAAAGTAAGCGATAATTGAACCAAATAACCCCGCTAATAACTCCCAGTTGTCTTTAAAAAAATCCATTAAATAACCTATAATTTAAAATGTTGTTTTCTATAATTTGAATTGTAATTCCTTATTGATTTCTCGCAATGTTTTTTATCTATTGTGTCTAACACCCAGCAAACAAATTTCCCTAATTTAGTAAGTGTTTGCCCTCTTTGGTTTTTACCTAATACGCTACTGATTGTTTCTCTAATGTCTCCGAATAAATTTGCGCTATCTGAAATAATTAAATACTTGTTTAATGAAAATCGAAACTCCCTATTTCCGAACCTGTCTAAGTTAATTGCCGTGTCTTTTAAATAACCTTTTGAGCGTACGTTTAAAGCGTTAAATATAGTCAAAGGCAGGAACAGAACGTACGCAATAATAAATAGTATAAATCCCATAATTTAAGTCTTTATAAACCAGTCTGAATCTGTTGTGTTGTATTTCAATTGACTTGTCACATTTCCGTTTCCATCATCTAAAAAGTCACTTTTAACAAATAATAAAGCACCTTGCGCCTTTTGAAATTCACGTCTTTCGTGTTCGTTCATTCCATCCATTAAAGGCTCTAAAGCACCTGCTAAATAGTTTAAAGTAGGTATTGATACTTTTACACTTCTTGGCTCAATTAGTGTTCTTTTTTCGTATGTTATTGTTTCTGTTTGACCAGTAGGCACTCCGTTAATATCATAGATAGGTCGAGTTTCCGTAACTTCTTGTATCCAATAGTCTCGAATGTCTGCGATGTACTCTCCGTTAATCTCACTCCATTTATAAAAATCAATTTCTACTATCGCCTGTTTTACAGGATTTGAAACTGAATAACTTACTGGAATTGTGCTTCTTATTATTGTTCCCATATCTATAATTTAATATCCAAATTTTGCTTTATCAGCGTTAAAATTTTCAAGTACTTCGCTTTCAATTAATGCTTTATCGTAACCATAAAATGAAGCAACACTTACATTGGCATTTTGAACTCCATCATCAATATCGTAAGGCTGCGCTATTGTAACAACACTCCCAGCTAATACATTCGGGTTAACAGTTTCGTTTCCAAATTGAGAGACTAAAGTGCCACCAGAATATTTAACCCCATTTACATAAATATCAATGTTTGACCTTGAAAATAAACCTGCTCTTTTTACCCAAGCAATGTGTTTATACTGAGTGTCAATGTAGTTTTGTGTTGAAAAAATAACTTCAACACCAGCTAATGATAAAGATATTTGATTTGCGTTTGTTGAATATGCATTTATATTATTTTCTGACGCCTTATTACCAAATCCCCATACAGCCTCACTCGAAATGTCATTTAAATCATTTTTAAACCATCCACTTATAGTAAAATCTACATTGCCTAATAATTCACTTGGTAAAAAACTACTCTTTGCATATTGGTTTGTTCCGTCAAAAATAAAATTTCCACCATTTGAAGCGTCAAAGGTAGGGGAATTTACTAAAGTAAAGTTATTTCCATTACCTGATATATCGCTCCAAGTCGAGCCAGAACCACTATAAGATAATGTGTTACTTGCATCTACATAAAAAAGCAAATTATTAGTAATCACTCCACCTCTTTTCTTTCCGTAAATACCGTGCAAAATATTTATCATAGTCCGAAAATTTGATAGTTATCTGTTCCGTCTGCAATTACTGACAACGTCGCTCTATCTGTTACACTTACAGTCGATGGCGTTATTGTTACACCAGCACCAGCAACAACATTACAAGTCACACTCTCCAAATTGCCTACTACAAAGTTAAAATAAATTCCTAAACCTGACGGAATAGTCAAAGTAGCGTTTGCTTTTATAATCAAAACAGCGTCTTTGTGAGTTGCTGACAATGTTGTGTTTCCAGTTATTGAAATTATTTTTAGGTTACCACCACCTCCAGCAGTTGCCGTGCGTATTATTTCTTCAAACTCTACAACTCCGTTAACAGATTTAAACCACATTGAATCTCCATTAAGCAACACGGCATCTACACCATCTTTTAATCTAAAAGGAAACCTAACACCTGTAATTACATTCTCTTTTAAAGTTATGCTATTTCCTGTGCTATTCTTAATCACAAAGTCTTTACCTTCATAAGGGTACTCTGGATTTGTATCTAAAATCAAACTATCATCGAAGCCTTTTACAGAAACTAAACCTGCATTGCTTAACTCATAATACGAACTACCATCAGGGCGTAATTGTATCAAAGCATCTGTTCCAGTTAATAGTAAATCATTATACTTGTTAGACTCTACTTTTACTTTTTTAGTAGGATCACTAAAACTAACTATGTTAACGTCTTTTAATACAATTCTGGTGTACCATCCTTTGACTTTAACACTCATATCTTCATCAGCAATAATATATAAACTCGCTGGATTAGTTAAATGTTCTGCGTAATCTAAAGAAAAACCAACCTCTCCAACTTCTTGAAAGTCTGCTGTCGATAGTTTTTTACTTCCCGTGAAAACAATTATATCATATTCATATAAACTGCCTTCTCCAACTCTTAAAATTACAGTAAAACTAGTGTTTGCGGTTGTTGTTGTTAAAGACAAATCCACTCTTAAATCTAATGTGTCTCCGACACTTAACTCGCTAAAATCAAAACTATTAGTAACACTATCCCAGTCATTACTTACTCCATAAGGTGCTTGGGATAAATTAGTAAAAGGACCTAAAGCATCATTTGTTAATTTAGTTTCAGTACTTGCTGTTACCGAAATAGGTGTAGTTTGAGTTGCTAAATCATTGTGTTGAAAATATCCAATACTAGCGTATAAACTATCAGGCTTGTTTTTTATATAATCATCTTGCGTGTCATCTGTTTGCGCAAAGTCGGCTTGTACATTTACTTGTGCGCCTGCTTCAATTCCAGCAAGTTTAGTTTGTTCTGTATCTGTATAGTCATTTGAACTTAAACCTTTACCGCTTATCTTATCTACTTTATTAGTGTATAATTCAGTAAAATTACCGTTCGCTTTTATTTGCGAGTCTCTTAAAGTATCGCCCGTTCCGTCGTTTGCTGACGTTCCTACGTTTATATTTTGTTGTGCCATCTATTTAACTCTTATCCAATTAAAATTGCTTCTCGATTTTATATCACTCGGTGCTGGTCGCTCTGGTAAATCTAATAAATCTAAAACCTCTATGAATTTCAACTCTAAACCAGTCGCAAGTTTATCGTATCTATCAGCCATTTTCTGTGTTTTCTCGTCAAATATTTGCTCTGTTTTCTCTGGAGTTACCAAATACGCGCCATTTTGCGAAACTTTAGCAATACCCAATTGCAAATAATAAGAGCAAGTGTAGTAAGATTGAATTATAGAAATGTAATTATTGTAAATATCTAAATAATCTCCAGTTAAAGTGCTGGCGTCATAATCTAATACTATCTTATTATATAACGTATCTCCTAAAACTCTCTTAATATCGTTTATTTGAGCCATAAATATGAACGGATTTATAGAATCGTTGTCTATATTTCCGTCAAAACCGCTCAATTTTGCGACATCCTCAATTGTTATTAATAACTTATTCATTTATAGTTGGTGTTACTTCTTCTTTTCCTTCTTCTGCATCTGAAACAATCGCTTTTTCTTGTCCGAAATTTACGAAATCTAACTCACATCGTGGGTCTATTTTTTTAAAAATCTTATTTAAGTCCTCTAAAATTATTTCACGCATTGGGTTAATCACTCCTAAATACAATGAATCTGTTGCCGTTGCTATCTCGTCTGCATTATTTGAAAATCCACTTGAACCGGGTCGTTGAAATAATATATTCATTGCTGAATGTGCAGCCATTAACTTAATTTCTGCTACTTCGTCGTAAGTTACAAATTGATCGTTACGCCCTCTTGGCTCTATTGTATCTACTACAATCGAATCCTCTATCGAATCGTTAACCGATACCGTTACACCGTCTGCGTTTTCTGTACCCGTCCAATCTCTTTTAATGTCTAGTTTAATTTGTTCTTTTTCAGGTTCAGACATCATCCCACCGTTATTAATGTTAATAACAGTCTTACCTTGAAACCCTCTTAAAACGTGATTTACTGCGTCATCTATTAACGCTGCTTCAATCTTTGCCGACTTCATACCGCTAAACCAATCAGGATAAGGAAAATAAGGCTCCGAACTTAATTGCTTAATATGAATTATTTCGATTGGGTTTTCATTTTCTTGTGGATCAAACATAGGATAAAACACAGGGATATATTTGTAATATTCCGTAAAATCCCAGCTCCACCAATAGCCGTTAACATCCATGTAGTCGCTAGACTTTGGGTCGATATCTATATTTAAACCAACTCTATAAACAGGCGTATGCTTTACTTTTACAGGCTTTTTATTAAAGTTTATTACTTGAGGGAAAGCCGAGCCGTGCAACTTAAAGTCGTGGCAAATTAATCGAAGGTCTTGTTTACTTATAAATTCGTGCGGGTTTATATTACCGCTCTTGTCAATTAAACCATTACCTATAATATAGTTAACAATTGTTTTAATTATAAAAGCGTTAGTAGGGCTGTCATCAAAAGCATCTTGGTACTTTTTAAAGTTAGCGTTTTTCTCTCCGTTAAGAGTAAACTTTGTGCCTAATGACGGTTTTTTAATACCCGTATCGTATGCTGAAAATTCAAAATGCTGAATTGAGTTAGCCATTTATTTGTAATATTTAGTATTTGAAACTTTTGTATAATTTTGAACGTCTGCAAATTCTGAAACAATC